GTTTTCCATTCTGTCCCTATGGTGCTTGGCCGTGATCTACCACAGCTGGGTGTCTCCTTGTTGGGGCGCCCATTACATAAGACTGACGTTGAAGAAGATTTGCGTTCATGTGAAGGTCGACCCGGGTGCCGTATGCAGCGCGACTTCATTAAGCGGGTCAGCAGGACGTGTGCCAGCTACATCGACCTACCTGCAGGCTTGGGTATTGCACCGACGTGCGATCTCAGGTATGCTTTGGCTATGGCTGCGTTGGACAAGCTGGATGTGCTGAACAAGGTCCAAAAATATGATACACAGACCGTAAACGGGCTAGTGGAATTGCTCGACTCTCTCACCGCCAAGGCTGTCCAGACTCCAGGATTACCGGATTTGGTTCATCAGAGCCGCCGCAAACAGTCCCCGGTGGATTTCACGAGCATTGCTGAAATTATTGCGGATGCAGTTTCTAGCCACTTGAATTGCCAAGAGCATCAAAAGCGTGATCGGCATGATCAGCAGAAGGATGACTATCCTCGGCCCCAGCACGATCCAATCCCGGATGAAACCTGTAGGAGCCAATCTGACAGCGGCACTGATGATCAAGATGATTTCGACCTTGTGGGATGCCAGCCCACCCAGAATGATACGTTAGAGCCTGGTGCGTTTGTCCGTGCATTCGGCTTGAAAGCGAGGCCAGACTTGAACGAGGCGGTGGGCATCTTGGAAATTTTTGTTCGCTCTAAGAGCCGATGGCAGGTCAGCCTGGACGAGAGCGGTGCTTCTGTACTGCTGAAGCCGGAAAACTTGAGGCTTATGAATGACGAAGAGCTCGACGCTTATTTTGGAGACACTTGAGCTGAGAGTAGATGCAGGGAAGTGCAGGGGTCGACGGGACAAGTTTATTTATTCGGGTTGAGCCTGACCCGGGCGGGTGCTGCCCATAGCAAGGCGGACGCATAGGTTGGTGGCGCCTTCAGGTGACCCCTGTCTCACGACAGGCGCGAGATACCTGATGTCGAGCCTCACCTGGATCTTCGGCCACTTCCCGATTTGAGCGGGCCTCTTGCGATTGATTCGAGAATCGAAATCCTGCTGTCTGATTCCCGCCTCTTTGTTCGGAGGCCTTGTTTTGTGTCCTTGGTGCTTCGGCCGCTGGGCCATCTTGATCTTGACGCCTAATTGATCCGTAATTGAGTGCAAGCCATCAGCCAAGAGCTAGTGTGACTCACCGC